ATGGCGGTATATTTGTTATCAACCATGAAGAATCAATGTGGCGTTACCATCCCGGAGATTGTCTTAAGTTCTTGATGGGTAACAATAACGAATGGACTCACAAAGCAATCTGGAACTTCTTGGAGGCGAACCTATGAGTCATCACAAGAAACTAATGATTAATGGAATTGAATATGGTCATGTTAGAATAACTAATGATGGACAGATTCTTTCCATCTGGATTATGCAACCTTGGGGTGAAGGTGAATTGTTAACTTCGAAATATCCTGAAGTGAGGAGTGAAGAAGAATGAAACTTGCTCTAGTCTGTAAAATCTGTGATGAGATTACCTGGATAAAAATTGACAACTATGTTGAATCAACTGCTCGTAGGTTTCACATCTGTTTAGAATGCGATGAGATTTAATTGATCATACTACAAAGCCGCCGCCAACACCGCCAACGGTAACATAGTTCATTTCTTGTTCTACGATCTCAGGCGTCCAGGCTCCGCCACCGTAACCAGTTTGTCCAGCGATTCCAGTTTCGCCCTGGTATTTGGCTGCTTCAGTTCCAAGAGCAATACCTGCTTCGGCAGATTCACCTACGAGTTTAAACAATGGTTTCCAATATCGGATTACCCTAGATGGCATCCATCTAAACTCAGACATGTTCACACCTGGTTAGCAAGTTCATACGATCTCTTTAATCGCATCATGTATTCTAATTGAGGTTCTTCTGCCATCATTCCTTTGAATCCTACTCTCTGAGCAGGGGCAACCAATGTACTATACAATTCAGTATTAGTTACTGTTCCATATGGTAGGACAATACGAGTAATGAATAGTTTATCTGCTGCGGTTGGTTCTAATGAACCTATTTGGCCCATATCTACTGGTCTAGTAAATCCTGTAGATGAAGCAAATGCTGAGTCAAGTGTATCATGTCTAATACGACAATAAAGTATCTGTGACCAATCACTTGGATCAGTAATACCAGCGTTGCCTATTGGAGTAAGTCCAGGGCCAGATGCAAATATTATTTCACTAATTACTGAATCTACATTCAAAGGAACTGAAGAAATAATAGTAGTGTCAATCATTCCACCGGCTTCGCTACCAGTTAACGATCTAACTGGACTTTCTTGTATGAATCCTAATTCGGGAAAGAAAGTCATACTTTGTAAAGCATAACCAGACAAGTCAATAGAATCCTCATAAGAAGATGCAAATGGAATTGATAGAATTGGGGACCAACCATTACGGTATTGTGTCCACTCTGGATCTACTTCTTGTTTTTCTAATACTAAACTGGGTATCATAGTTGATATTGTTCGACCATATGGTTCAGCCAGGGCATCAGTAACTTTCGGCATAATATCATCTCATTGTCTTAGCTAGTTTGTGGGCGGCTTTTTGTGCTCGCTTAAATCCGTCTTTAGCCCACTTTCCAGATTTGAGTTTGTATTTTCCAGCGACTCGCTTGAAAGCCTTACCGTACTTGATACTGTAAGCACTTGCTTTCCGTTTAACCTTCTTCTCAGTAGGGGCAAGTTTGTCACCAGCCTTCTTAGCAAGTGAAGTAGGAACGCCAGCACTTTCTAGCAACTCCGATAGTAATTTGCAAGTTTCACAAGCCAATCAATCACCTCAGTTATCTGAGGCTGTTGACTGAATTGCTATTGCCATCCAATCCTTAGAGGATAGTTTGACAACTCTGCAACGGATTCTAGCGGTAACAAACTGTTCTGCACCTGCTGAAGTATCTCCTCCATCTGGTCCAGCAACTAGGTATAGACTGTCATTTACTACCATGAAACTCTCACTAAGTGAAGCACTACCGTGATTATCTGGATATAAATCTGAAACCATTGTAGCAAGGTTAGCAGAGATATCAATGTTTAGTGCACCAGATGCGACAAGAGATTGGTTATCTGCCCTAACAAACGCTGTTCCCGGATTCAGGTCGGTGAGTTGAGTAGTTAGTGCACCATCAGCTTGTAGCATTGTGGCTACATTTCCGCCGAAGTCTGCACCGTTCTGAAATACGAAATCAACTTGGTCGATTGCGATTGCTTGACCAGTTGCTACATTTACATATGCACCCAAATCAATTGTTCCTTGGATTCTAGATCCGTTTGTCGTTCCCACTGGTAAAGTAATAGTTTCTGTCAAGTAAAAACTACCTGTTTTTGCTGTTGCCATGGCTAACCCCATGCAAACTCGGTGTATAAACTACACCACCTCGGATTGAATCTTCGCGGCGGAGCCGCCCCGGTGACTGAGGTAGAGAGTCCACCTCCAAGTTACTTATCACCACCACCCCCATGGCATACCAACCATACTACTAACTTTCGTGGGATAGCCCATGGGCTTTCTTGCGACATATATATATGAAATGGGCAATTCCCTAGGGATATGAGACAGAAACTCATCACTCTAGACCCAACTTCTTGGGACTTAGCAGCTAAAAAGCCGAACTTCTCGCAGTGGGTACGCGATAAACTACGATCAGAAGACAAAGGTAGAAAGAAACAAGTGAGAAGAATAGACAAAGAATGCATATTACAGTGTGGAAGACGCAGAGTATCGGGTCTGTATTGCGATGAACACTCTCATCATCACTACACAGTAGGTGAAGAAGAATGAGGTCTTTCGATTTTCAACCCGGAGATGGATCTAGATATTTTATTCAGTTATTCAAATCTGAACATGGCGGTATATTTGTTATCAACCATGAAGAATCAATGTGGCGTTACCATCCCGGAGATTGTCTTAAGTTCTTGATGGGTAACAATAACGAATGGACTCACAAAGCAATCTGGAACTTCTTGGAGGC